AGTCCCTGGCTCCGTAAGGATAAAGTCACAGACCTCGAAATCATTAAACAATACTATGGTTATAGTAACGAAAAAGCATCACAAGCTTTGAAAATATTAACCCCTGAACAAATTAAATTTATTAAACAACGACTTGATACTGGAGGAAGGAAATGACGGCTTCGACGGTTGAACCTACTGTAGAGTGGGCCCAAGATAAGATGCTGGAGGTTGTGCTGAATGAACCAGATGATTTCTTAAAAGTTCGTGAGACTTTAACAAGAATTGGTGTAGCATCCAGAAAGGAAAAGAAACTCTATCAGTCCTGCCATATTCTGCACAAGCAGGGAAGATATTATATTGTTCACTTCAAGGAACTCTTCGCACTTGATGGGAAACACGCTAACCTTACTATTAATGATGTTCAGCGTCGGAATCGTATTGCTAGACTTCTTGCTGATTGGGGACTTATCTCCATAGTCAAGGAAGATTCCGTTTCAGACATTGCACCACTTAATCAAATTAAAGTATTAGCATATAAAGATAAAGGTGACTGGATTCTAGAACAGAAGTATAATATAGGAAAGAAGGGTAAGACCCAAGAAACTGAGTGAAAAAATTTATTTTTGATGTTGATGGAACTCTGACTCCTAGTAGATGTCAGATAGATCCAAAATTCTTATCATTCATGATGTCCTTTGCAACACAGAATGATGTTTACCTTGTTACTGGTAGTGACAGGGATAAGACATTAGAACAGGTTGGTGTGGATTTATTTAATTTATCCCAAAGAGTTTATAATTGTTCTGGTTCTGATGCATATGAACATGATAAGAATGTTTATAGGGATGAATGGGAACTGCCTTGGGATGTAGAACGTTTTTTATTAGATGAATTGGATTACAGTCAGTTTCCTATGCGTAATGGGAATCATATTGAGAGAAGACCTGGTGGAGTTAATTTCAGCATTCTAGGTAGAGCAAAGGATCCTTTTCTTGGCAGAAAGGAATATATGGAATGGAGTAAGAGAACTAATGAAAGAGAAGATATAGCAGATAGATTGCGAAATGAGTTTCCTGGTTTATCTGTTGCTCTTGGTGGTCAAACTGGTATTGATATTGGACCTTGGGGTAGTGATAAAAGTCAAATACTCAGGGATTTTAAATTGGGACAACAGATATATTTCTTTGGGGATCGTATGGAACCTGGTGGAAATGATCATTCTTTAGGGGAAGCCGTAAAGGATATGGGCGGTTCTACGTACCACGTTAAAAATTGGGAAGAGACCCGAACCATATTAGAGGGTATTCACGACTGACATTTTAGATAGTCTTTGCTTAAATAGTAGTGTCGCCGAAAGGGACAACACAACTAAAACTCGCTTTTAAAGGAGGCTATTATGACTAACTTAGCAAGGTATCATGCTGAGAATCTTCCAGAACTTTTTGAGAAGATTACTAGAAACAGCATTGGAATGGATGATTACCTTAATCGTTTCTTTAATGAAACAAGAACAGAGAATTATCCCCCTTACAATATCATTCAGGTAAACAATGTAGAATCAAGACTTGAGGTTGCTCTTGCTGGATTCAAAAAGAAAGAAGTTAAAGTTTACACTGAGTTTGGTAAATTAATTGTTGAGGGGAACAGGGAAGAGAAAGAAGATAAGGAGTTTGCCTTTAAGGGACTTGCTCAAAGGTCTTTCCAGAGAGCATGGGGTATTTCTGATGATACGGAAGTACAGAAAGTTGAATTTGAAGATGGACTACTTACTGTTACAGTAGGAAAGATTGTCCCAGAACATCATGCCCGAAAGGACTGGCTCTAAATATCAAGGAGGGTTGCTACCCTCCTTTTTTTATGCTATACTTTTTGGAGGTATGAATAAGTTATGACTGTTAAAGTCTTAGTTTTGAAATCTGGTGAGGATGTCATTGCTGACGTTCAGGAGATGATGTCTTCTCAAGAACAAGTGATTGGATATTTTCTTAATAAACCTTGTGTTGTGAAATTGCAAACATCAAAACCTACACAAGATGAATTAGACCCTAGTCAACCAGAAAAGCAATCAGATGTATCTGTCTCAATGTATCCTTGGATGCCTCTTGCACGAGAAAAGGCAGTTCCAATTAGTACTGATTGGGTAGTAACTATGATTACTCCAGTAGAAAAGATTCAAGAAATGTACGAGAAGGATGTATTAAAAGATGACAGAGAAGAAACCGATCCAACTTCTAATTCTGACCAACAATCTAAAGTTGGTCTCACAGATTGAAGAAGTTGCTGCTATTGATATAGGAGCACCTGATTGTAAATTAGTTGAACCTTACCTTGTAGGAGAGCAAGATACTCTTTCTCCTTGGTTGGTTGATGTTACCAATCAGAATACTTTTATGTTATCATCAGATAAGATATTAACTATTGTTGATCCAAAACCCACTCTACTTGAGAAATACGAAAAACTTATTAAGTGAAATTCTACACTAATGTACAATTGATTGGGAACCAATTCCTTGTAAGAGGAGTTGAGAATGGAAAGAGGTATGAACACAGGGATGAGTTCTTTCCAACCCTATTTGTTAAGTCTAAGAAGAAGACTAAATATAAAACGTTGAATGGAGAAAACGTTGAATCAATTCATCCAGGAACAGTTAGAGATTGTAGAGACTTCTATAAAAAATATGAGGATGTCGAGGGATTTGAGATATATGGCAATGACCGCTACATTTACCAATATATTTCAGAGAAATATCCCGAAGATGAAATTAAGTTTGACATCAGCAAGATTAAACTTGTTACTCTGGATATTGAAGTTGCGTCTGAGCAAGGGTTCCCTGATGTTGAATCGTGCGTGGAAGAGATACTGGCTATCAGTATCCAGGACTATACAACAAAACAGATTACGACTTGGGGAAGTAAACCGTTTCAGAATAATAGGAAGGATGTAACTTATCACCATTGTCCTACTGAATATGATCTCTTAACTAATTTTATTCAGTATTGGATGCAGGATGTTCCAGATGTTATTACTGGATGGAACATTCAATTATATGATATTCCATATATTTGTAAACGTATTGAGCGTGTTTTGGGTGAGAAGTTAATGAAGAGATTTTCTCCTTGGGGACTTGTATCTCAAGGTGAAATTCATATTATGGGACGTACTCATACTGTGTTTGATGTGGGTGGTGTAACCCAACTAGATTATCTTGATCTTTATAAGAAGTTTACTTATAAAGCACAAGAGTCATATCGATTAGATTATATTGCTAGTGTTGAGTTGGGTCAAAAGAAATTAGATCACTCTGAGTTTGACACTTTTAAGGATTTCTACACAAAAGGTTGGCAAAAGTTTATTGAGTATAATATAATTGACGTTGAACTTGTTGACCGTCTGGAAGACAAGATGAAATTGATTGAGTTAGCACTTACGATGGCGTATGATGCTAAGGTCAATTACAACGATGTATTCTATCAGGTTAGGATGTGGGATACTATCATATATAATTACCTTAAGAAGAGGAATATAGTAATTCCACCAAAGAATAGATCGCAAAAGAATGAAAAATACGCAGGAGCATATGTCAAAGAACCGAAACCAGGAAAGTATGATTGGGTTGTTAGCTTTGACCTTAATAGCCTGTATCCTCATCTTATCATGCAATACAACATCTCGCCAGAGACCCTCAGGGAGACTCGACATTCCAGCGCGAGCGTTGAGGGGCTTTTAAACGAGACTGTTGAGATTGGGGGTGAGTATGCTACTTGTGCAAATGGAGCACAGTATCGTAAAGATGTGAAGGGATTCCTCCCAGAACTTATGGAGAAGATGTATGAAGAACGTGTTATATTTAAGAAGCGCATGCTCACCGCGAAGCAGGAGTTTGAGAAGACACCCTCGGTTGCTCTTACAAAAGAGATTGCCAGGTGTAACAACATCCAAATGGCAAAGAAGATTTCTCTTAACAGTGCTTATGGTGCTATCGGCAATCAGTACTTCAGGTATTATAAATTAGCAAATGCCGAAGCGATTACTTTGTCTGGGCAAGTATCTATTCGTTGGATAGAAAATCGGATGAATAAGCATCTGAATAAAATTTTGAAAACTGAGGAGGTTGATTATGTTATTGCTTCAGATACTGATTCCATTTATCTTAATTTGGGTCCTTTGGTTGAACGTGTATACGAGGGGAGAGAGAAAACTAGTGAGGGCG